TAGAGCGGCGTGCCGGTGGCGGTGACGTCGGGCCAGTACGAGCTCAGGTATTCGAGCTTGCGCAGAAAAATGGGCTGCTTAGCCCCGGTGGCCGTGGTGAGGGTCATCGACACCGTCTTGCGCCACCGTGCCGGCTTGGCGATGACCGGGTTGTTGGTGGTCATCGTCGAGTCCACCACCTCCATCTGCCCCAGCGTCTTGATCTCCTGGGCGATCTCAAACTCCGCCATGGTGATGGCGGTAGGGATGAACGCAATGACAGCCGGGTCGCTGCGCTCCAGGTACTGGAGCACGAGGCTGTTCAGGCTGTCGTAGGTGAGGACGTAGGACGGTGTGGTCATGGGGGATCCTGGCGGGGTATTTTAGTGGCGTAGGATCATCAGCGGTAAAGCTGCCAGCACGCCACCGAAGCACGTTGCGGCAGCGTCTAGGAACTCCACGCCGTGAGGGCCGTGCATGGCATCGCCTGTTGCTCGCCAGTTGATAAACGCATCACTGACCTCCTTGAAGACAGCAATTACAGCCACCACACAAAGAGAGACAAGCAAGCTCCGCGTAAGCAAGAAGCAAGCGTCGAAGATCACGGCACCATAGATCGCATGGTTTGCCTTGTCTGTGGGGAGTTGGGGTAGGTTCATCGGGCGTTTGCGTACTTCAGCGGATTTTCGGCGAAGGCTGCGTAAATATATGTGCCACCGGATGCGTTGTATGAGACGTTAGAGTCCCGACACTTAAACCCATTTGACACCATGTCCATGTAGTTTGTAATGCCAGTATCTTCAGCATCTGAAAGGTTTGCAAACAACCGCTTATTTGCTACGTTGTAAGTATCCCTAGACGTATCAACAATGATCCAGTTTTGCACTGCGTCTGTTCGTTTAATCATCAACCACCGTGGCCTAAACCCAGTGTAGATAAACGGCCCATCCGCACTACCATTGCCCGTGTATGACCCGAATGCGCTGTAACCTGCTACCGGTGCCCAGCAGTATGCGACCGTTGGGATTGCTGTTGAATTTGTCCCGCCATCAGTACCTATAGAAAAAACAGTTAATGCTGGCGCTGTGCTTTGGAATGACGTTGGACTATTGCTCTGCGCTGCGGTCTGGTTCAAAGAAATTGTGTACGCAGCACTTGTTAATCCGCTGTGGTAGCACCACCAGTTACTTACGTTGGTTCTTCCCTTAAAGATAATGAATGCTGGAGCAACACCCAGCCCATGCCCCACCGTAGCATTAGCCCCTGTGCCCGTGTATGTCACCACACTGAACCCAGCAGTGGTGTTAGCGCGCACTTGAGACGATATAGTTCCTACCCCATTGGTTACCGTTGTACCGCCAGCATTCCATTGCCAACCAACGTAGTTAATCCCTGTTGAGTTAGTGCCACCTGTGCCACCGTTTATGTTGACGCTAAAGCCTGTAGACGTAATTGCAGAAATAGTGCCATTAACCGAACCCTCTGCGTCTGTAGCATTAGACGACATGTAATTAGGCGGGGATTGCAGACTTGACGTAAGCCTGTGATAGAACGCTTCATTGCGCCCCTTAACCCACACCAGATCAGGCTGAAACGACACAGCATTAACAGCGTTGCTGATGCTCTGCGTTGACCCATTCCCCGTATACAGCGTAGCAGCCATCGCCACTCGCCCATCAGGTACTGCAAATGTAGTTGCCATGATTAGATGTTGAACGTGTTGAGGGCCAAGAAGCCGGTGGGCGGGGTGTAGGTGAAGGGGCGTTGACCAAAGTTAACAACACAATTGGCACTTAGATGCCCAACAACAAACCCCCAATTTCCAGCCCCTATGGTTTTGGTTATCAATAACGAATTATTCTTGTACCAAGATATTGTTCCAGCATCACAATCTAGAGCAGTTCCAATAATATCGCCGCTTGCGGATGCTGTAACTGCATCTGTTTTGATATTGTTGTTGTATATTCCCGGAAGTACCGAATCAGGGTAATAACCCCATGATGCAGCATTACCGCCCGGATAAGTTGGATTTGTTCTAGGCGTATAAGAATTAAGGTTTACAACCCCTGGCATTGAGGTACTACTAGTAAGCGTTGTTTCAAAATACCATTTGCCAGTAGACTGTGCCAAAGTTGCAACAATCATGTCGTGGTTAGCACTATTCCCTACATACTTCAGGTTTGCTTCACTCAGTGTCCCGTAAGACAAAGTCAAAGGATTCAACACAGCATAGTTCGCCACCGTAGCCGAGGTCAGTGTCGGCACATCAGTCAGTGAGTCGTATGTTGATCCAGTTGTGAGGCTGATGTTGTTTGGTGTCCAGTTGTTGGCGTTGCCGCTGGAGTCTGCAACGAGAACCCTAGGGTTCAAGAACGGGGACTGGACAGATGTAGCCACCGTGCCGGTGTTGGTGATGGCAAGGGAATTTCCGCTGTTGTCCACGACAGTGGCGCTTTGTAAAGTTAGCAAGGATGTGTTGGTGATCGCTGTCAGTGGGGCAGTGGGCGGGACAAAGTTGGCGGTGTAAACCGCTGTACCTTTGACAAACCGGACGTTTGATATTTGCCCAGGGAAGTACCTAGAGGTTGAAGTTTCATAATACCCAATTCTTGCAGTGGCTAATGCTGGAGCATTCGGGGCCAAGGAGGTTGATACTGACCCGCCGCTAACACCGTTGCCGTACACCGTTAATACACTGCCTGTTGAAACTACAGCAACGTGAGTCCAAGTGTTTAGCGGGGCAAGAATTGACGTGTTTACGGCATATGCGGTAGTTCCGTTATAAAACCCGCCGCCAATAAATGTACTGCTATTGCCAAGAACAGCATAAATACCAATGTCGTTACCCGTAACAACAGTAGGACTTCCGTAAAAATAAATCTGTGCATCTGTGGTAGACGTTGGGTACACCCACGCCTCTAATGTCCACGCTTGTGACGCTGCTGGCTCAAACAAAGTGTTCTTGGCTACACTCAAGTATTGACTTGACCCGTTAAACGATCCAGCATAAGACGTTGCTGAAGTAGCACTGAACGGCAAATAGAAGCCATTGGTGCCGTATGTCCCGGCGTACTTGATGGGGAGCCACTGGTTGTAAATGCTGTATGCACCAAAGCTTGTGGGGGCTAGGGCTTGACCGTCTACGAAATAAACTTCTGCTAATTCTCCGTCAAAGAAATTGACATTGCCGCTATACGTTAATTCACCAATAGTTGTAGGAAACGTAGTGCTACCGTTAATATAACCGTTATAGTTTTGTGCTGGGTCTACAGATGAACTAAACGATGTAATTTGCACACCGTTAATATAAGTCATAAGCCTATTGGCGGCGGTAGCGTTAGTTGTGTCAAATACGCAAACAACATGATACCAAGCCGCTGGATCACGATAAAGTGCTGTAGAGGTTCTACGGGCTTCTACAACACTGTTGTTAAAAGATATGAGACTTAACTGATCGCTATCCCAAGTTATTTGAGTAAATACGCCGGAAGACCCCGCATTGCTGCTCAAACCAAATAGTGTTTGACCGCCTCCCAAAGTACCACGTTTAACCCAACCACTCCAAGTCCATGTTTGCCTGTTACTAGTAGCGGCATATGTTTTACTCAAATACGCACTTGCAGAAGACCGGAAGCGCAGAGACTTGCTTAGGAAGTACCCCGCTGCCGAGCGGGTCAGGAAAGCATTAAGTGCTGCAAACATTATGCGAACGCCTGGGCTGCGTTACCGTACCAAACCGCCGCGATACAGACAAAGCTGATGATGTCTACACCCGTCGATGCCGTGGTGGTGATCGTCGGTACAGTGCCCCCAGGCCACTTGACGCCTGTAAATGTGGCAGTCCTGCTGCCCGTTGCGTCCTGAATCAACCGAATGATGAAGCTCGTACCGCTTGTGGCGGTGGGCATGGTGAAGGTGCAGTTGCCTGTCAGCGTGTAGCTCAGGACTGTTCCAGAGGCTAGGGCTAGGGTTACTGCGGTGCCGCTGTTGGCAATGGCCGGGGCGGTCTCAAGGTACGCCGTGACTGTGGGGTTGGTCAGTACCGGGGTGGTGATCGTCGGTGAAGTTGAGAAGACCAAGTTCGTGCTGGTCGTTCCCGTGGCGCCAGAGGCTGTGTAGCCCGTGATGTTGTTGAACGATGTGATGCTGGCCGTGGTGGCGTTGGTGCCCCCGTTGGCGATTGCCAGGGTTCCTGCCAGGGTAACTGCACCAGACGTAGCGGATGACGGTGTAAACCCAGTGGTGCCCGCCGAGAAGGTCGAGACGTTGGTCGTTGCACCGTTGCTCGCCAGCAGCTTGACCGTGCCCGCTGCGTTCTTAAAGTACAGCTTCTCGTCAGTGGTATTAAGTGCCAACTCCCCGGCAACGAGGTTGGTGTTGACCGGCACAGCCGACGCTGTGGTGCTGTAGTACAACGAAATGGGGGTAAAGCCTGTTGCTGCCATCGTAGCTCCTTAAAATGTGCCGCCTGAAATGCCGCCGATAGCGGTCAGTTTCTTGGCTATGTAAACACCACCAGCTACCGTCATAGCCCCAGTCGTGCTTGATTGTTCAGTTGTAGCAGTGATTGAAACAGTACCGGCGCCGTTAATCCGCATTCTTTCGGTGGTTATAAGCCCGCCATCATTTGCAACGCCAATACCGACACCAAAAGCAAGGTATTCAGTGCCCCAAGCACTAGTACTAAACCCAGACCATATATCCGCTGATCTGCGCGGGTCGTTATCTCCGGTGCCTACAAATGTAGACTTAAACGAATACCCAGATGTCAGCCCTTGCGCTGTATTTCCTGACGTAGCTAAAAAATTTACGTTTGGTAAAGTTCCAAAATTAAGAGTAGATTCTATTTTTGCTTGGGAAGTTGCGCCGCCAGTCAGGGTTGAGACGCCTGTTACTCCAAGGGTTGTGCTGGCTGTAATTGCTGCGGCAGCTAGGGTGCCCGTAAATGTAGGGGATGCGCTCAAGACGGCGCTGCCCGTGCCTGTGCTGGTGGTGACTCCTGTGCCGCCGTTGGCGACCGCCAAGGTGCCGGCGACCGTGATGGCGCCGGTGGTGGCGCTGGCCGGCGTCAGGCCGGTCGTGCCGAAGTTGAGCGAACTGACACCAGATCCTGCACCGGAGAACTGCGCCCAGGTGATCGCGGTCACGCCGATCGTGCCGCCGGCGTTGCTCGTGCAGACCCAGCCCGTATCGGCCTGGGTGGTCCCGGTTTCGATGAACACGTACGCCCCAGGCACCTCGGCCCAGGTGTCCATGTCCAGAGCACGGGTCCACGAGCCTGCGGCGACAAGGTAGATGCCGTTGTCCGCAGCGGTCGACTGGTTCTTGACTAGGCAACGATCACCCGCCACCAGAGAGACCCCATCAATCGTCTGAGGCGCGGACAGCGTGATGTTGACCGTGGTCGCTGCGACGCAGGACGCTTTGGTGTCCAGGCCCTGGGCCACCGTGTCAACGTAGCTTTTGTTTGCGATGTCGGTGCTGCCCGACGGCGTGGTGCTCACCGTTCCTGTCGTCAAGGCGACAGAGGTCAGGTCAGTATTCGCCCCCTTCAGCGCGAAGGCCGCGCCGGCGCTGGTCGTGGCCCCGGTGCCGCCGTTGGCGATCGGAAGCGTGCCCGAGACGTCTGCCGTCAGGCTCACCGCCCCGAAGGTAGGCGCACCGGCGGCGTTGCCGTGCAGGACCGTGGTGGTGGTACCCAGGCTCGCCAGAGGCGCAGGGGCCGCGCCAGCGCCGCCACCCAGGACGATCGCGTAGGCGGTCAGTGCACCAGACGACGCCCAGGTCGTGCCGCTGGTGAAGTACGGCACGCCGCCGGACGTGCCGGCGACCGTCAGCGCCAAGGTACCCGTGCTAGTGATCGGGGACCCCGCGACAGAGATCAGGCCGCCCGTGAACGACTGCGCAACAGACGTCACACCGGTGCCGGTAGTGACCGAGCCCCAGGCGCCGTTCGCGTAGCCCTCAAAAGTGGCCGTGGTCGAGTTGTAGCGGAAGTTGCCGTTGGTGGCCGACCCGCGCTGCGCGGTAGTGCCTACCGGGACGACTAGGCCGCCGGTGCCCGGCAACACCGGGTTCGACGAGATCGCAATGACCGGGGAGTTGGCAAAGTCACCATCGGTGACGCTGATCTGGTTGGTCGTGCCCAGTACCGACCGGGTGACCACAGTGTTCGAGCTCGTCAGCACCAGGGCGCCGGTGCCCGACGCGCCGGCCACCGCCAGGGCAACCCCAGTCAGCGCGAACGTCGGGTTGCCCGCGACACCGTCACCGTTGGTGACCGACAGGCCGGTGGTGGACGAGGACATCGTCCTGGAGGCCACCGCGTTGCTGGCGGTCTTGGCGATCATGCCGTTGGAGGCCGCCTCAAGGCTCCCAGAGGCCGCGTTCAGGGTGATGGTGAGGGTAGACTGCGCCCCCGCGTCCACGAGCCCTACACCGGTCCCGTTGGACAGCGCGCGGCTGTTGTTGAGCGTGGGCTCTTGGTTCTTGGTCAGGAAGGTCTGGGTCTGCACGGGCGACCCGGCCAGCGCCGCGGTCGTCGTCCGTACCGTCACCCCGTTCTGGACGATCGGGACCGATTCAGTGCCCGTGATTGCACCGGCGGCGGGTAGTTGGGTGATTGTTACGTTTGCCATTACTGCCCCGGGGAGGTGGTCAAGGTGTCGAGGTTCCCGTTGTTCGATGGGGTCTGCGTGTTCTGTTCTGGAGACAGGTCAAACTGGTTGTTGCCAGTGGTCTCGATCGCATTCGGGTCTACCGCGATGCTGACATCGGGCCTGGGGAACCGGATCGTGATCTTCTCAGTCGGACGCGGCGCCAGCCGGTACGGGTCCTTCTCGTCCGCGCAGCCCTGGTCGCATACTAGCAAACCCGGGAAGTTTGGATCGGTTTGGGCCACCGAGTGCGCGCGCTTCATCTTGCACCGGTCGCAGATAAATATGGCGATGTCCGAACCGCCTCGGGTGTCGAGGAAGCGCGGCATGGCCTACCTTGAGTACACCGAGATGTTCGGCGCGAAGTAGATCGGCGATTTGTCGCGTTCTTCCTGCTCCGCCATGTTGAAGTACTTCTCGGCCTGGACCTCAAGGTACTGAATCCGCCCGACGTCAACGCCCGGGAGCTCCTGGGCCATCTGGTGCGCCAGCATGTTCTGGATCGCCATCAGCCACCGGTCGGGGATCGCGAGCTGTCCGCTCAAGGCGCCCACGTCCTGCACGTAGGCCGAGTACCACACCGTCATCTGCACGAACGAGCTCGATGGTGTTGGCCAGACCGTGATGGTGGCCTGGGGGATGGTGCGGTTGAGCCAGTACTGGAACGGCTGGTTGGCCGTGAAGTTCTTGTTGGGCAGGTTAGTGTAGTCGTCTCGGTTGAGCCGCGACATGGTGATTTCGGTCGAGTTGTTCCCGAAGTACAACTCACGCAGCGCCAGGGTGGTGCCGCCGGTGGCGCGCATCCGGTAGTACGACACGTTGGCGCCTGGGTCGATGTCCTGCCAGATCCACTGGCCATCGGTCACCGTGGCGCTGGTGGCGGTGTACAGGGCCTTCCAGGTGCTGTTGTCGGATGACGCCTCAAGCACGTAGCTCCAAACGGCATCGCCACCGCTGGCAACGTAGGGCATGAACCCGATCGACCCCAGGTACTGGGGGTTGCTGCCGTAGTTGACCGAGATGTTGCCGTTGGCCGACGTCTGCGCGCAGTACGTCGTGGTGTTCTGGTCGTAGACGTTGGCGACCGTGCCGCCGGCGGAGCTGGTGTACCCGCCAGAGGGCTGCGTCATGGTCCTGTACAGCGCGTTCAGGACGTCATTGCCACCGACCGGCAGCAGGTACTCGTACTGGTTGGCGAGCAGGCCGATGACCTGCTTCTTGATGGCAAAGTACTGGATGCCCTGATTGATCAGGTTGCTCAGGACATAGAAGAGCGACTCCTTGGCAGCCTGGACCTGCTCAACCGTCAGTTCCTCGGCGAGCTTACCCGCACGACGAGCGCCGTGGTCGATCAGGTTTTGGACGCTGATGGTCGTCTGTCCAACGGTGCCTGAGTACGCCATGGGTATCCTTTACCAGCCGGGGCATTTCCAACGCTTCAACGACGCCTTGGCGCGGGGTGCGTCACCCTTTGAGTGCTCCACCACGCCTGACATCCTGGCGCAGAACGAGTCCTTGCGGCCACCACCGCCGGGCTGCGGCGCCTTGAGGTGCGATCCGGTCTCCCGATTGTACTTCTCGCGACCTTTGGTGGTGAGCCCGGCGCCCTTGTCCACCGACAGCTTCTCACCACGCCCAACCGCCAACGACGGGCCGCCTTCTTTCTTCTTCACCGTCTCGGCGGACTGCTTGAACGCCTCGGCAGTCGGGGCGCCCTTAGCGCCTGGGCGGCGCATTTTCTCTTTGGACCCGTGCTCAATCCGCTCCTGCTTGGCGTGGATGTTGGCGTACAAGCCGCCGCCGCCCTTCATGCCGTCAGCCTTGACAAACTCCTTGCCGACGCTCTGCGGGACGCCACCAAACCCGCCCTTGGTGTGCGCGGCGGCTTCCATGAGGCGGTGTTGCGCTGGGGATTTGCTGGGCATGATCAGTCCGGGTTCTTGACAATCACGATGCTAAAGTTGCCCGTGACGTTTGAAGAGGACGTTGCGCTCGCCCGAACCTCAATGTCCGTTTTTTCAGTAAACGCCAGCGGGTAGTTCAACGGGATGTTGAAAGCACTACCGTTCCCGCACCGACCTTGGATCACGTTGTCAAATACCCCGCCTAGTGGCCTGCCGTACAGGCCGATGCTTGAATAAGCATTTGCAGAAGTGGAACCTGCAGAACTGAGGAAGTCAAAAACGTACCCCGTGTACCCGGCGGGCACGGTGTAAATGCAAGCAGTCGCACCACCGTCGGCGGTATAGACGCAATACACCGTTGCGGGCTTGCCAGTCGTTACCGTGCCAACCCCGGCGTAGATAGTGCCGGCAGCGGCGCCACCAGAGCCCGCGGTGTTGACCAGCAAATGGAATACGCGCAGGTACGAATTTGTCGTATTGACAGCGGTCTGACCGCTCAACGAGACCGTCTCGCTGATCTGGTTATAGCTGCCGTCCAGACCGTAGATAGTGACGGTTCTTGCCCCAGTCCCAGCCGCAGTATCGTTTGCGTCTGAGCTTGAAATCTTCATTACAGACGCACTCGCGGGGTACGCATAGACCGTACTCTCGCTCCAGATCGTCTCGTACGAGGTGCCAACAGTTGCGTTGAACCCGGACACTATAACGGCGGTGTGCCCGTCTACTTGGCCCCGCACGACCTGCAAGTCAAACGGTTCAAACGAGCCCTGCCGGGTCGCGGAAGAGTAGGTACCCATGTCTTTCCCCAATTAAAAAACAGGGGCCGAGGCCCCTGTTGTCAGCGCATCTTGCGTAGCTCTGCGGAGGTGTGCCGGTGCACGCGACTAGCTGAACCCCCTCGCTTGTACCCTGACAGGCTACCGGTAGTCGGGCTGTTGCCAAGCACCTTCTGCATAGCCTGCTGGGCCGCTAGGGGCGGTGGATTCGCCATCGTGGGCATGCCCATGGGCGGCATCCCGGTGGGCATGCCCGCCGGTACACCAGCCCCCGGCATGCCTTGCGGCAGGTTGTCCGGGCCGATCATGCCGCCGTCAGCCTTGCACATCACGCCGCCCTTCTTGCGGGCCATCGGGGGGTTCACGAACCCCCGTCCAGCGCCAGCCTCTGGGGCGCGTGTCACGAGCCGCTTGATCGCGTCGTAGGCATTGCCTGGGGCATTACGAATCGCGCGAGCCATGCTCATGTCGCTCTCGTCAGGGCCGATGGCCTTGTCGTAAGCGCCGCGACTGCGGTCAACCATGGGGCCGCCATCGGCCTTCATGGTGACCTTGCCGCCCTTCTTGAAGGTACCGGACTGCGCCGTGTTGCTTACCGGCTTGGAAACCGGCTTGCTGGCGTACGCCACGGGACGGCCAGTGTCAACACTGCCCCCCGTGGCGTAGGCTTTTTTTGCTGAACCACCAGTCTTGAAGCCGCCTGCGTTGCCGTTGCGCACACCACCAGTGCTGGTGCCAGTCATGCCGGGTTTTGATGTGTCGGCGGGTCGGTTGGCCCAGTCGATGGACCCGCCCGACTTGAAGCCACCGGAGTTCGCCATCTTGACGCCACCAGTGCCCTTGGCCGAGTCGTAACGATCACCGCCCGACACATTGTTCAAGAACTTGCCCGCGTTGCCCGAAATGGTGCCGCCGTCCTTGTAGCCGGCAGCGCCCGTACGGACCCCGCCCGTGCCCCGAGCGCGGTCAGTCTTGTCACCATCCGACATCTTGGTGTTCACAAAAGAACTAGCGTTACCGCCGCCCTTGAGCGCCAGCTTGGTGCCCTTGCCGCCCTTGTGCTCCTGGGCGTCGTGCTGGCGCATGGCTTTCTTGATCATGGCCTTGTCTTGGCCCATGTCGGTGCTGCCGCCCTTCTTCATCGCCGACATGGGGATGTCGGCCCGGCCACCGCGAATGGGGGGTCGTACCATCGGGGCGCGAGCGGTAGGAAGACCAACCGCATTGCGCATCGCTGCGGTCTGTGCAGGGCCCGGGGGCATGTTGGCAAAGTTGTCCGTAGTGTCAGGCAAGCCAACGGCCTTGCGCATCGCTGCGGTCTGTGCAGGGCCCGGGGGCATGTTGGCAAAGTTGTCCGTAGTGTCAGGCAGGCCAACCGCACTGCGCATTGCTGCGGTCTGTGCGGGACCCGGGGGCATATTGGCAAAGTTGTTCGGGTCGACCATGCCCCCGTCTGCCTTCTTCATGGTCTTGCCGCCCTTCTTCATGAAGGGCGCGGCCATGGCCTTGCGACGCTCGGACATGGACGGCTTGCCGGGGCTCATGCCCTCGGCATCACCACCGCGGGGCTTGCCCACGGCGATCGCGACCGTCAGGCCCTTGCGCATGGGCGAGTGACCGTCCTGCTCGCAAGCCTTGTCCTTCATGTTGACGTGACCGCCCGTCTTGAGCTTGAGGATCACCGATGGCTCGGTGGTCATCATCTTGGTCATTGGTTTGAATTGACCCATGTCGCTCTCCCTTTAGTATTGGGTGACGCCGAGAGCACCGACGCGGGTTGCGTTGGGGCCGACTGCGATTCCAGGCAACAGGATACCCGTCACTGTCCGAACGATACCGTCCGACGCGGTGGCCGGGGTGTACGTGCCGCGGACGTCACCGGTGGCGTTGGTGGCCGTGGCCGTGTCGGCAGCCACAAAGGTGCCAGTGTCTTGCGCCAACGTGTTGTTGCTCTTCACGCTCGCGAGGTACGCGACATTGGTCACGCGGACCGGGAAGCCCATCACGTCGCTAGTGCCGATCAGGACTGCTGTGGCCGAACCGGCAATCGTGGCGCCTGAGACCTGATAGAACGCCTTCTTACCAGTCACTGCGGTGCCCGCAGTGGCCACCGTGATGACCTCCGTCATGGGCTGGCCGTAGTAGTCGTAGCCGCTCACCGTGAACGCACGCGCCGTGGTTGAGCAGTTCACTTTCACTGCGCGGGGCAGGTCAAGCTGCACCACCGTCGTGCCATCAGAGCGCACGACCGACTTTGCGGAAGTGCCTGCCGTCAGCGTTACAGCACCGGCAGCAGCCGCCGTCTGCGAAGCCGCGATGTTGTTAGTGACAGCGGCTTGCGGGATGATGTCCCACACATAAATGCGCCCCAAGGGTCCGATGCCCAGGTCCATCGGCGACGGGTTGTCGAACGTGATGTTGCCGTGCAGGGTCAGCGCGGTGGTGTTGGCGATGTTGATCGCTTGGTTCAACGTGTACGTGCCGGTGCCGCCAGCACCGGTCCCAAAGGCGGTGATGTACGTGCCGTCAGTGACGCTGGACCCGTCGACGTACATGCCCAAGACGATCGGCGAACCTTGGTTCAGCGCGGTGATCGTGAGGGTGGTCGAGGACACGCTGCCGGTGCCACCAGTGGCGGTGGCGGTGTACGGGCGGATCCCTGTGCCCATGTACGTCTGGGCAGGGCCCAGGAACAGGTCATCGGAAAATTGGGGCATGGTGAACTCCTTCTTGAAAAGTTTGTTCAGAGCAATGATTGGGTAGGGCGGGGATCAGATCCCCGCCCCTGGTGGCACCTTAGATGCCGGGCGTACCGAAAGCGGCGCGCGGGTCGGTGAAACCGACAGCGTACCGCTCGGTTGCCTTGTAGCGCATCGAGTCGGTCTCAAAGTCGCCTTCCATCGTCTTCTCCAGGCGACGGCGCATCAGCATCTTGAAGCCTTCAGGCGCGTCGGTCTGCACCCACCAAGCGGTGGCACTGGTCAAGCGGCTGA